CAGTAGCACTAATTGAATTTAAAGCAGTAGTAACATTAGCAACATCCGTAACATCTGCATTTGCTTCTATGTTAGAAAGTTTAGATATGTCTGATGACGTTGTAAATTTATTTGTAGTACTTGTGTCGCTTATATTGTCAGCATCTAAAACAACATCTCCTGTTTGGGTATTAACAGAAGTAACAGGCAAACCAGTAAGCTGTGAACCATCTCCAACAAAAGAATTAGCAGTAACAGTAGCATTAGCCACTATATTACCACTATTGTCTAAAGTAACCCCCGTTCCGTTACCCCTGCCATCAGTTATTTCTTTAGCAGAAGCACCAACCTCATTGTTATCGGTGGTTTTTAGTAACCCCTGATACGTTTGGTTTATTTGTTTGCCCTCTAAAGTTGTACCCATTTAAGTAACTTTTTAATTTTATTATATCTTCGTTTTTTGGTTTGTATATCCTCATAAAACCCACCCATTAAATAAACTGTCTTTGTCAGGGTAAATATCGTCATCTGAGTTATTCTCATACTCAGGGTATAAGTTACTATTAAAACTCATATGGTCTATAAACCTTGTTGTATAGTACTCTGCCAAATTGCGTTCTTTTTGCACAATAAAATCAACCTCATCTTTGCTTGGTGTTTCGCTGTTCTCGCTTGTGTGCTTAAACAAACCTCCGTTTTTTAACTGATAAGCAGAATAAGGTAAATACTCTACCATTGCAAAATGAATAAGCATAGGAGCAAGATACTCATCTACTAAACTTAAATAGTCGCCCGATAGCGTACCTGCAATAATATCAGCTTGTAGTTTGTCGTATAATTTACTACCTGTATAGTTTCTTACGTGTACCTCTTGGGCTATTTTAATAAACTGAATAAATTTATCAGTATCAACATTGCCATCAATGATACTATTTTTTACAAGGTCTGTTCTATTTATAAATAATGCAGTAGCCATATGTTAGTTTTTAAATCCCATTTTATTCCAATAAGCAGCCGTGTAGCCTTTTCTCGGCATATCTTTTGGCGCAACAGGTACTTTTTGTGCATTAGTTTCAGGCTTAAATCCTTGACTTTTAGCTTCTGTTGTACTAATTACATTCCCTAAACCTTTTGAGCCATCCTTACGTGCGTAAATACGTCTAAACCATTTGTGGTTGCATCTTGCACCACCTTTGTAAAGCCAAATAGAATAAGTATCAGAACCACCTTTACCAAAACCTGCATTTACAGCTTTAGTTTCCATAGCCTTAATGTCCTCTTTACGATACACCTTTTTAGCTGATACCATTTTTTTACAAAACTCCCTACTTGTGTCTTTAGTCTTTGCAGGGTTGTACATATATCTAACTAAGTACGTTTTATCTTCTTGACCTTTTTGTTTACTCTTACCATCTTGGTCGCTTTTACGATAAGGCTTTGCACTACCTGTACTTGCTAATTCAGTCTGTTCGTTTAACTCTTTTATTTTTTGGTCAAACTCATCTTCATTGTCGTAATCTACTTCTATTTCGTCTATTAGGTCAAAGTCCTTTAAAATATCCTCCTCGTTTTCGCCTAAGTCTATAAGTGCATCCGCTATTTCTGTATCTACAAACTTATCTATATCACTTGCTAATTTTACACCTGTTTCTTCTTCTTGTGTTTCAGCATCTACAAGGTCATTATCTATTTCTGTAAATTCTAAAGGTTGTAGCGTCTTGAAGTATAAATTAAGAGAAATACCATTATACGCTAATATAGCATCAAATGCATCTATAAGTAAGTTTTGGAATGGCCTAATAACTGTGTTATCCATTAGTATGGATGCTGTCTTTAATTCGTCTGCATTATTGCCAAGCCCTGTGTTGTCTTTAATACCTAAAAGCATAGGACTAACTACTCTGTGTGCTACAAGTATTTTACGGCTACTCTCATCGCTTAAAAACTGATATTGATTGTGTGCGTCGCTAAGTTGTACAGGGTCTATTGTAGCTGCTGTTTCAGGGCTATCGTTAAAAGATAATATAAACTTCCCTGCATTACTACTACCTGAAAACTTATCATAGATGCGTCTTTCTATCATTTCTCGCTCCTCAGCCGATGGTGTACCACTATTAAAGTTGATAAGCATTGACGGACTAAGGCCTGACTGAATGTTGTTTATATGAAAGTTAGAAATTTCTTCTTCTAAGTCTGCATATTGTAAACCACCTTGATAGTCAGGAGTAGCATAGTATTTATACCCTGCTCTATATGGCTTAACGTAAACTATTTCAATAGCTTCATTACTCATACCAAAAGCAGGTATTCTCTTTACTTGGTTAATACGGTTGTATTTTGCCCAGTCGCTTGAATAGTAATACGCTTCTATTTCGCCTTTATCGTTGCATTTCTCGGCTGCCAATTGTTCTACTGGTATATGCTCAACCCTTGCTATTTTTTTACGGTCTTTTGAGTATATTACTTGCATACTACATTGACCAAATAATTTAAGGTCGCTACATAGCTTTCTAACACAGTCTTTATGTAATAATGTTATAGCTTGTGCGTATGCTTCGGGCTTTCTTTGGCTATCAGTAGCGTCTAAACCCTTGCCGTATATCATAGCACTTAAAGCGTTTATAATAGCATTGTTTGTAGGGCTACCATTGTAACGGTCTATTAGGTATTGAAAGTATGAATTTTTATCTCCGTATGTTACAAAAGCCTTATTCTTTTTTTCTTCAATAGTAGGGCTAACATAATTTGATAAACTTAATGCGTGTATCATAATACTATATAATTATTGTCAAATGTATTGTTTGACTTGTATTCGTTTTTATTAGGAGAATAGTATTTATTTTGTGTTTGGTCAACATCTTGGTCTGTACAGAATATCCTATCCCTATAAACAAGTAAGGTAATACCCTCATCGTCATTCCATAGCTTTTGCTCTAACTCCCATTGGTCTAAACTTTGCCCCCATATATCAGGGTCACGTGTAAATTCTAAATCGTAAAACCTACCCTCTACTAAATTAAATGCGTGTGATAGCGTTAAATAATCGCCATCTTGTGTAAAGGTAACATCAGTAACGGTTGCTACATTGGTAGTGTCATCCCTTACAATCATAGCTGCTTCCGTGTAGTATAATCGTGGAATAAACTTAACTATTTGTGCATCAGTACTTGTTGTAAGTATTCTCATATAAGTATAACGTACAAATAATTAAATTTACTATAAGGCACAAAAAAAGGGGGTTTTTACACCCCCCTTATAACAAATCAATAAAAACTACCTACTAAGCATCAGGGTCAATAGGAGTAGTTGCACTTACATCAGGGGCAGTTGAAAAAAACGGTGGTGCTGTTTCCTGTGCAGTAGCTACAAGTGTAAACCCTGACAAGTCGCCCATAGCTGCGCCCGTAACAATCGTTCCACCTGTAATTTCTGCACCGTGTTCCTTACCAATTAAGAAATAGTTACCGTTGTAGTCCTCAACTACATAATGCGCTCTACCTGCATTTAATAGTTTAATTTCTTCTTGGGTTGCTACGTCTAAAAAAGTAAATGTAACATTTAGTGTAGTTTCGTAAAAAGTAGTACCGTTTTCTCTACTTGATGTTACAGATGTTTCTAATGAAGAATTACCTTTAATGTCAAACTTAAAAAACTCTGCACTTCCATCAGTAGGGAGTGTAATAGTACCACTTGCGTCTGTCAAATCGGCTACCGTTGATGAGTAGTCGAGAATGTAGATAGCCTTTAGACCACCTACTGAATTTTTACAAGGTAAACTTCTACCTTTAGTTATTGCACAAGCCATATTTATATTTTTAATAAAAAAGGGCAGGTAGGCATATACCTATCCCACCCCTTTTATGTTAGTTAATTACTAAGCGTTTACTCTGTAAACAATATCAGAACCGATGCCAAACTGTACACCTGCTGTATATCGCATTACAACACGTACATTTTGCGAACCATCAAGGTCAGCCATATCAATAACTTTAACTTCGTTACGGTCATCTAATAGACCTGTTCCAAAGAATAAGTTACTTTTTTGAGCAGCTACTACTGTATCATCTGCAAGTCCACGAGCCGTAATAAGGTTTACACCCTGAAAGTTCATCTCAGTTTGCCCTACGTTATACAAATCTCTGTATCCTAAAGCAGCTTGTGCGCCAATATATGCCTTTGCTACGTTTGTAGGAATATAAATGCTTAAATCCTCTTTGCCATAAACAGCACTTGGAATAGCATCTACTACTTTTTGCAATTCAGCAATAACATTAGAAGTAGTGATAGCAGAACCAGTAACATCTACTACTGTTGCATCAGCAGCCAATAGAGTAGAGAAACCATCAAAAGAACCCTCTCCTGTGCTACCCTGCCAAATAGATGTTTCAGTTGCGTTTGCAACCTCAGCAGCTACCTGTGCGATAACAAAGTCAGAAAATAAAGGTGGTAACTCATCAAAAGCACTAAAGCCCATTTGTGCAGCTTCCCAATCTGAATGTAGTTGTTTCTTACAAATTTGTAAGTTTACTTGCAATTCAGTTGGAGTAAGCACTTTTTCAGTAAGTGTCATTGTTGACGTGCTATCGTCAAAGTCGCAATCAGCAGAACGCACTAAGTTAGAGAACGAACCTACTTTCATAGCAGCTTTATATTTCACGTTTGGTAAGATAGTAACTGTACCACTATCTAAAGTATCGGCACTTAGTAAAGCAGCAGCAAGGTATTTCCCTGCAAACTCTCCTGCATAACTTGAACCTGTAATTGTTGGATTAGCCATTTTTTATTTATTTAGTTGTTAATTTTTGATAATACTTTATCGAATGTTGTAAGTCTTCTGTTTTGTGCAAACTTAACACCGATGTTGTTGTTTTTTTGTTCAGGGTTATGAGCAATAGGCTCAGCAGCAGGTTGTGATAGCTCCTCTGATAATTCAGTTTCTTCTACATTAGTAGTTTCTACTTCTTCGCTCATTTCTTCTTTCTTTTCAATCATTGCTTTTATTTCTTCAATCATTGAAACTACCTCTGCAAGTTCTTCTTTAGTAACATAGCCTAAATCTTCTTGCTCTGCTTCTTCTTCGCTTTCAGCGTCTTTAATCTCAGCAATAAGACCCTCTTCTGTTACTACAAGAATTTTACCATCTTCCATTTCGTATTCCCCAACAGGTACTGCAACTTTCTCATCTTCTGATACGATAAAAATTTCATTACCTGCTTCAAACGCCTCTGCTTCTAATACAGTACCGTTTTCGAGTTTAGCCTGTGCCAACTCTACCTTTTCTTCGATATTATCTACTATTTCAGTAGTTTCTTCTCCAAGATAGGTTCTAATTTTATTTAACATTTCAGTTGCTTTCATATAACTATAACTATTTTATTTAACTATTTTACATTTTTAAATTTTACCAATACCTTGATTGATTAGTTTACCCTTACAGCATTTTGTACTATAAGTGTTTTTTTCAGCACACAAACAACCACGTCTGCTGCTTTTAGGACTTGTCTTTGATGGTGTTAAAAATCTTCTCATTTGCCTTGTCCTCTGTATTTTTTCTTATATAGCTTACTACCTTTAACTGTACTCATTTTAGTTTTAGCGTGTACACCCTTTCTTTTTATTTTAGGTTTTACTATATGCGCTACTTCTATTTTTTTTGCCATTACTTAATAGGTATGCAATTAGGCACTAATTTGCCGTTCTTTTCTTTCATTCCGTACTGCTCATATCCTGCTTGACAGGGTGCTTTAAGGTCTATAAGGTCTAACTCTTTTAGTTTGCTTTCAGCCCATCGTTTAGCAGCCTTACCACCCCACAATAAATATGATATAGTACCACACGCTTCTGTGTTGCTTTCATCGTAATATTCTTCTGCTCTACTTAGATAGGAGTACATACGCTTTATAGTTTGTTCACTAATTGGTTTACCTTGTGCTAATTGTTGCGCTCGTATCTTACCAACATCAGTAGCACATTTGTTGTTTACTTTGTTGTTTAGTTCTATACCTCTTTTAGCGTTGTTCTTTACAGCGTCAGGATAGTCTGTGTAGCTTTCTAATTCTTCTGCTTGACCGTTTTTATGCCGTTTGTCGCTCTTTACTATTCTACGGATATAAGATAGCATTTCTTCTGCTTCTTCTTCTTCAAAGTCGTTTATAGGCTCATTAGGACGTTCCATTTTATCCACAAAATACCCCTCAATACTAAAACCTTTTACTTTGCCTGTTTTTACAAAGTCATTCCAAACCTCTGAATTATTTACCTTTACTACTCCCATCCAAGTACCCACAGGAACATCCATATTATACTTTCTTGACTTATCGTGTACATCGTCCTCTACTATCCAACTTTCTACTAAGCTAAGTCCTGATAATTTATAGTGGTGTTCTAAAGTACTGTTGTTTTGGTTACCTTTAATTAAGTACATCTCAGCAGCTTTACGGATAGTATCTTTAGAGAAATATATATAATACTCATCATCTCCTTTGCGTCTGTATATAGGCTTGTTAGGCACAAGCAATGCCCCTACAAGTATCTGCTTATCCTTATCTACTTCTGCTAAGTGTAATTCTTGGCTATTTAGTGCTATAAAGTCCTCTTCTATTGCAGGGTTTTCTACTATTGATATAGCTTCAATACCTGAAACACTATCCTCATCTAAAATAAGTTCAACAATTCTCATATAAGTATAACGTCTTTATTTTTAATTTTACTAAATTGATGCACCCTCTACTATATTACGCTCTAAACTTTGTGCCGTTGTTACGTCCTGTGATGTTACAAACGCTTTTATAGGCTTCTGTGATTGTCCTGCTATTGTTTCTGCTAATTGATTACCTGCTCCTGCTCCTACTATATTAAATGCAGGGGGTTGTGGTCTTGGTGTGCTTGGTGCGCTTATGCTTGGTGTGCCACCGCCCCCTGCTACTTGTGGAGTTTTAGTTGAGGTAATTGCTTTTACATTTGCTAAACCTGCTACTGTCGCTGCTGCTGCTGCTGCAAACCCTAAAGCAGGACCAACGATAGGAATACCTGCTAAGGACTTGTAACTATCTTGTGCACCTTGATATGTGGATATTAGTGCGCTCGATATTGCTGCTGCTTTTCCTGCTGCTGTTTCTTTTCCTAAGTTAGCTGCTAAACTTGATAAACCTTGTTGTACAGTTTGTATTTTTTGCTTTTGGGTCATTGCAGCCCATTCAATTTCTGCTTCTGCTCCTAATTGTGCAAACTCAGATATTAAATTATATTTCTGTTCTTCCGTCTGCTTAGTAAGTAGTATATCTTTTGCTGCTATTTCAGCCTTTATAGATAATCCTTGTTCTAAGTCTGATTGTTCGCTTATAGATGTTACCTTTCGTGCTTCAAGTAGTGATTTTTGCTCCGCCTGTTCCTGTCTTATTAAAGCGTTACGTCTTGTGAATATAGACCTACTAAATTGTAAAGACCTTTCTTCTAACTCAGATACTTGCGCTTGTAGCTGTGCGTTTTGTCTAATCTCATCCCTACTACTTTCGCCAAGTGCTACCTGTTCTGCTGATATTCTCGCTCTTTCTTTTGCAATGTCTAACTGCTCTTGTAGTATTTCGCCCTCTATCCTAATAGCTTCGTCTAAGGCTGCAATACGCTCTTTGTAGCTTTTATTTTCATCTTCTGTTACTAATCGTAATCTTGATATTTCTTTACGTCTTTCTGCTGTGCTTTCTATAAGACCTATTTCTCTATCCTCTACTGCTTGTAATGCACCTGCTAACTCATAAGCTGCTTTAGTTTCTTTTACTATTTCGTCTGTTACACCGCTTACGCTTTCTTTTAGTTTATCAAACCCTGCTGAAAATTCTCCTTGAAAAAATAATGTAAACGCTTCGCCTACGCTACTCGCTCTGTCTGTAAGTACGGATATTGTAGCACCTAAACCATCCATAGCCTTTTTTAGTAGGTCAGCACCTCTTTGTGTTTTAGTAAAGAAAGTAACCAATGAACCAAAAGCCAAAACAAGTACACCTATCCCTGTTGCAGCTATTGCCACCTTTAGGCTTTTAAATCCTTTTACCGCATTTACAAGACCGCCTTTTAAATTTCTAAATCCTGTTATTGCTCCACCAGTCATTTTGTCAAGTGAATTAGTAAGCCCACCAACAGCTTGATTTGTTTCCTGTAAACTTTCATCTACTTTGTCAATGCCTTTTACAACCTGTGTAGTGTCCGCTTCTAACTGTATTACTACTTTTTCCATCCTGCTTCTCTTTTAATCTTTTTACCTGTACCCATTAAACCACTTGGTAGTTCATATTTACCTTGTGCTATGCGTATGTTTTCTGTTTCGCCTTTTGCAAACTTTAGTAATTCTAAAATGTTCTGTATCATACCTCGTTTAATAGTTCTAAGTTGCTTTCCCCTGTTAGTAGGTTTGTGCTTATACTGTTTATTTTGTATGCAATTCCTGCTACTACAAACGTATCTCCTAAATTATAGTTTAATAATATTTTTAATGGTAAATACGCCTTTAGCTTCGTTAGTCGTGTCTTAGTGTTAAAAACATCAGCTATATAACTTGAATAGTACTCTTGATATAATGTTTCGTTAAATGTTGTATCTCCTGTCCACTCATTTGTTTCAATGTTATAATTTAACTGATGAGCGTTTGTAGCTGAATTAAAATCAGGTGTGTTAGATGGTAAATTAGCGTAAAGTATATCTGTATGCGAAGTTGGTTTATTATTAGCATCTACTGCATCTACAAAAGATATTTCATTAGTGTATGTATAAACAGGATAAAAAAGTAACGGACTACCTAAGTATGCGTTTTGGCTCTTATCTACGTTATACCCCCATTGTATGTCTTTCTGTGTACCACCGTTTACATCGTTTAGTCTTTCGTATAATAAATGACCAAAAGGTGCTTCTACTTTATATAATTGACCTGCTAAGTCGTTTTCCCCTGCGTTGTATTTTATACTTCCCCACTCTCTGTTAGAAAGTTCACTAAACCTATTAGCTAAAAACGTCTTAGTGTCTTTAAACTTAAATTCTATTTCTCTATATGGAAGTGCCACATCTACCTTGCTACTGTTTACGTCTATAAATTCTGTTATGTCGTATGTTGTAGGGTTTGCGTAAAAATCATCTAAAGGCTTTACTTGTATTACTCCGTTTTCTACAAAAGCTGTAAGATTAAACAACTTAAACAATCCTGTAAGAAAATCTATAATCTTAATATCAGGCATTTGTTTACTTATGTTAAAAATAAATGTGGTACTTGTTGTAAATGTGCCTGTACTATAATCTACTATTGCTTCTAAAGCACCACCAACATCATAAGAACCCTCCCACTCTATTTTAGTAAATGTTATAGCGTTTTCAGAAGTAATAAAAACCTGATAACTACCTATGTCGTATAAAAAATCAGGAGTTGCACCTAAGCCATTTATTGTTATATCTCCTGTGTGGTTACTTTTAGAATAAACCGTGCTACCATCTTTCTCTATGCGTATATCAAAAGCATCTGTTTCCCCTACTGCTACATCTATAAGCAGTTGAAACCTTGTAAGTTTTGGGTCTGTTGGAGAATAAGTAGATGTGAATGTTGTATTTATTAGTATAAATTCTCCATCGCTCGGTTCTTGGTTCCAATCTACTAAAGTTTCTGCTGCTGTTGTAGTGCCTGATAAATCTTCTACCTTACCACTTTTTCTGTGTAGCCATAAGAATAAATGGTCAAACTCAGGTAAACTTGTGTTCTTAAAAAAGTCGCTACTAAATTCTAAATCTAAATCTGTTTCTATTTGCTCTATAATCTTGTTTACCCTTATAGCGTATTTTAACTCGTTCCACTTTACACCGTGTTGGTCTTGTGTATGCCCTGTGTCATAATATAAATTACCATCTCCGTTTTCATCGTGGCTACCACTATCATAAAATAATCTTTGGCTGTGTGTAATTAAAGGTGCTATAATGTGATTGCTACTGCTTTCTTCTGTTGTTAGTTTTGTTTCAACTGTTGTAGCATCATAGTCTAAGTCATAAGCAGATAAATCTAAGTCCGATAGTTTCTTTTCTCCTAATTTGTCTTTTAAATCTACAATATCTCCAAAGAACGTAATCCTGTAAGTGTGTGGTTTGTTGTTTTTCATATCCACACCCTCTAACTTTATTTTACCAGTTTGAAAAGGCATAGAGTTTAACTCAATAGTAGCAGCTACTTTTTTACGTGCATCAAAACCGCCTATAATATCAAAGTTATAGTAGTGCTTAAATATCTTGTTATTTGTCTTAGAAGCAGGTACACTAAACGACTGTGTAAATGCCGTAAATACCTTTTCAATATCCTTGACATTCTGTATGCTTTCAGTTATTGTAATACTTTCGTCTTTAAATAACTCAACCCTTTGACCCTGTATGTATAATTCAATCTTTTGCACTATCTTACTGTGTTTATTTTGTCAAATGCGTAATCAAAATCTACTGTGTATTGTACAAGTCTATCGTTTAAACTTGTTTTGTATGTTACGTTTTGTGTCTTAGGAATTACAGCTAATACTTCTTCTGTGTCTGTTAGTTTGGTTATCCATACTTGCTCACTCATCATAAGCTGCTTTATTACTTCGTTGTAATCTTCACTTATGTAATTAGTGTTTAAAGTGATGCTTTCTTTTCCTGATATATTATACTGTGCTACTTGTGGTTTGTATGTTGCGTATGTTAGTGTGCTAAAGTCCACTACATTTGCTTTGTATGTTTCTCCTGTCGTGTTTAGGCTCTCTGTGCTTTTTAAGCTAAACCACATATCTTGTAATGCTCCAAACTTATTGACAAATGTTACTTTGTACGGCTCATACTTTGAGCAAGGCTCTGTAACTATTTTAATAACTTCTGTTTTGTAATTGTTTACAGTATCGCCATCTTCATTTACTTCTGTTCCTAATAAAGAATTTATATATAGTTCGTCTACCAGTCCTATATCAACAGCATCTAAAAACGCATCTAAAAGGCTATTGTCCTCAAATGTACCACCATCAGCTAATACACGTTCTTTGTAAGTGTCTGTATTGTCGCTGCCTGATACTGTAATGTAGTCTATTTGTGCGTTTGTATTGGTGCTACTACTTATGGCTTGTACTCTTTTAACTTCGCCTTGATATAAAAAAGAAACGCTATCTGTATCTTCTGTGAATACAGGTACTCTTACATTTTGGTCATCTAATCTAAATATCTTGTTATTACTTTGTAAGTACGTTCTGCTTAGTTCAGGATTGATGCCATCCTCAAAATAACCATAACCGTCAAAGGCAATGTAGTCTGTGTTACTTGTACCTAAACTTGTACCTCCGCCATTTATAGCGTTAAATAGTTCTATGTCTGCTTCAACCCACACAGTTTGGCTATCGTATTCCCCATCAAATTCTATATCTAAGTAATCTCTTACAAGTTCGCTAATCTCGAAAACTACATAATTGTTGCCTGATATTTCATTCTTAGTTATTGTATATTGCGCTGATGCAGGTTTGTTTGTTGTTAGTATTCCTGTGTATATATAAAGTTCTAAAGTAGCCGATGCCAAACTTGCATTGCTAACCTTTACATAAAACGGACTACGTGTGTTTATTTTAGTTGCCACTTGTTGATGATGTTAAAAATTCTTCTAAATCTAATCTATATGCGTCTATTAGTTCTTTTGGTAGTTTGTCGTATGTCTGCTCAAAACTCCTACTAAAAAAATGTGTCGCTTTAATACCTTTCTTTTTTATGGACTGTGCTAATATAAAACCCATACGCTTGTAAGTACCTTTAGCAAACTTACCCTTTGCATCTCTTAGCCTAAAGCCTTTCTTTTTGGCCCATTTACCAAACACACCAGTTGCAGCTTCTAAGCCTACAAGGTTGCTACTCTCTTTGTATCTGAATTTACTGTTAGGGGCTTTTGCGCTTGACTTTGTACCTCTTACACCCTCATCTACAAACTTGCCGTAATCTTCCATTAAAAACTGCAACATAAAAGCAGTAGGATAAACCTTTAAATTGTATTTAAGACTATTATACAGTTTCTTATCAACGTTCATTTTGCCTTTAGTTAGGCGTGTACGTGATTGCTGTATAACTCTCTTAGCAAATTTTTCTAATATGTCTTCCGTATTGTTTAGCACAGGTCTTGGTCGTTTGGTATTTGTATGTTAATATCGCAACTCCACCCTGCTAATTCGTTTTCAAACCTATCATAAAAAGGCTCACAAGTAGGGTCGCCTACTAATTGGAATTTATCAAAGTGTAGTGTACCCTGTCTTAACGCTCCTATTAGTTTGTTAATTACACTTAATTGTGTGTTTAGAATGTCTTGCTCATTGTCGTTGCCTATTAGTACGTCTGCTGTTTTGGTCTTAGAAGTATCTACAATATCCATAGCCAATATAGATAGCTGAAAATTTAAAACCTGTTCCTGCATTGATACGTTATTGATTATAATGTGCGTAAGTGGAAACATATTTTGTTTATTCAAATCAATATCGAATAAATCCCCTGTTGTTACTGTGTTTACGCTATCGTTTGCAAGTAACTCATCTTTTATCTTATCGAGTACTAAGTAAAACCCTCTTGCTGCTATATTAGCCATTCTTTATCCTTTTTGCTTCTAATTCGTTTTTCTCTTTCATAAACTCCAACGCATACAAACAATCGTGTACACCTAATTTAGTGATACTTTCAAATCTTGTAATATCTCCGTTAGCCAGTCCGTATATTGATTGATACCAACCCCATTTTGCTCCAAAGTTGCTTTCTGCTGTAAGCCCTCCTGATTGTGTGAATAAGCTATCATAGTCTGACATAATTCGTTCCCTAAATTGTAAAAAAAAACAATAGAACCTAATACAGCGTCTAAAGGCATATTCTTGTACACAGTTGCATCTTTAACCTCGTATGGCTCTATGTTATACAAAGTGTCATAAGTGCCTTTAATCGGTCTGTAAAGTACTGCCATTGCCCTTTCAATGTTTTCCCAATCCCCTAAGTATGTATCAAGGTCTATATATTCTCCAAAACTCATTTCATCTAAGTTTGGTATAAACCCATATTCTACGTTGCCTATTTTAAAGCGTCTTGTTAGTGGTGGTGTACTGTCAAACATCTTAGATAGCTTTGTAACTATTTCTTGTATGTCAGATGCTTTTATTAGCCTTGCAACCTTATCAGGAACATTGCAAAAGATAGTAATCATTTTTAGGGCTACTTGGTTTTCAGTTAAACCCTCAGGCATTTTAATATACTGCTGATACTGACCAAGTGTAATATCACTAAGGCTTGTTGGTACGTTTAATTGATACTTCATATAAATATAACGTATATATACGAAGTTTTTAGAAGTGTAGTAGGTATATAAAAAAAGGGCAGCGGATTTGACTATTTACTGCCCTTATTATTTAAATCAAAACAATAGCTGTAAGGTAGCCACCCCATTATTTAAATTCCTTTATAAAATTGTTGTGTTCTGTGTAGTAAATCCCACACTATATAATCTTTATCCTGTGGGTGTCTTGCTTTTACGCTTATTCCTGTTCCTATGTCGGTGTGTGTTATTATTACACCGCTTCTTAGTTTGTGTAGTTTCATCTCTTACCGTTTTCATCTACCTGTCTGCTGTGCTTGTTTGTTCTATGATACACATAGGTTTCTTGCCATTCAGCTAAAGGTATAAATTTTACTTTCTCGTTTATTTGTTTCTTAGTCTTTTTCATCTATCAGTTTTATTATTTGTTCTCTTGCATCGCTATATTGTAAATACTTGTATCTCCAATACTCTATCTTTTCATCTAAAGAATTAAACTCAAAATCATCTTCAAGCGTGTCAGGATATTTAAAACAATCTTCTATATATCCAATTTTAAAATCTAAAGCTTCTAATAATGTAATGTTAATGTTTTTCATCTCTCCATCTCTTGCTCCCATAGTACAGGTGTCCATTCTTCAAATGTTTCATTCCAGTAAACCTCCTGCATAATCTCTAATTCTCCGTTGCATCTAAAGTGTTTGTTTCCTACTTCTACTATCATAACCCTAACCATTTATCAGCGTGTGCGCAAAGTTGCAAAAATAAACAAGTCCAGCCAAATGCTGCAAAGTATATAATAAAGTAAAATATAAAGTTCTCTAATTTTCGTTTCATAATGTTTGTTTTATTTTATTAGTAGCGAATTAAAATGATTGTGAGTATTTCTTTAGTTGTTTAAAAGTTTTAAACTCAACAGCCCAATTGTTCTCTGAGCTTAGGTCATTTACGTTGTCACAGTCGTTGGCTGTCCACATTCCGTTAATTGTAGCCTCTCCTCCTCGAGCTATCCAAGTGCCCTGAGCATCTACTACTTTGTAAGTTCCTATTCCTAATTTTGTAACTTTCATAATTTCTCTGTCTTTGTTGGTACAAATATACACAAATATATTTATTTACAAAATGTTTATAAAGTTTTTTTTAGTAAGCGAAGCTAATCGCTTCTTAATGAATATAGTACTTACCAAAGTTTGGCTTCGATAGTATGGAGTAGCAACTATATCTTGCTGCATCAAGTGTGTGGTTAAACATATCCTCAGGTACGTTAGTTATTCTACCTGCTCTATCTTCTTTCCACTTATAGCTTCTAAACTCTTTAATCATATTCACGCTATCCTTTGTAACGTGTAACTTGTATCTTTTAAGTAGGTCTATCCCTGCTAATACTGAATTACTGCCTTTGTAAGACTTTAGTATCTTATGTCCGTATCTTCTTAGCTGTTCTATTATCTCAGGTCTTGCACTATCGGCATACGTCATACCATTTAAATCTACACCTTTCATATATTGGTGTATGTCCTCTGTGGTCATTTTAGCCCTATAAAGAAGTTCTTTAAAGTAGAGGTTATGTTCTTTCTTGTATGTTGCAATAAGTGTAGTAGGGTCGTTAAATCCAAAGTCCATCCCATAAGCCACAAGCTGTGCATCGTCAGGTATGCTATCAATCTCCGTGTATTTGAATATAGTTGCTTTAGATATTGCTCTTTCTCCAAGTCCATATATACGCCAATACGTCTCGTCTGTTTCTTTTAGTAGTTCTATCTCACTTATTATACTATCGTCTAAGAAAGGGTTGTCTAAGTAAGTTGTTTGGTAGGTTTCTACATCGTCTCTTGCTTCCAACTTCTCCCATATCCAATGATACTCATCAGAAGGGTTTAAGTCGCCTATTATTTTATCTGTCGTTCTAAATACAAGTTGCTGCCAGTCCTCAAAGTCCAACTCGTTCATTTCATTACAGAACAGTAAGTCTCTTTTGCGCCCTCTCACTTTTTGTGGTTGGTCTAAGCTGATAAACTCTATTAGGTTGCTATCTAACTTATATTCGTGGTTTGACTTATTGTGGTGTTGCTCATCGTACAAGTCCATACGTTTGAGTATATCCATAAAATCCCTCATTACAGTAGCCCTAACAGCAGGAAACGTTTTACGGCATATAGTAATCGTTTTGTTTTCGTTGTGTTGGCAGTAGTGTAAGATAATCCATAGCAAGATGTTATATGTCTTACCACTTCTTGTACCTCCTATCTCTAAGGTTATTTTTCTATTAGAGTTGGTTAGGTGGTTATATACTTTATTTACTTGTATTGTGGTCAATCACTTCTACCTTAAAACTCTTTTGTTTTGTATCGTGCTTTATTTCTCGCTTAGTGCCGTTTAGCCTGTGTGCTTCTTCGTCATCACTAATTAACTTCATCAGCCCTATTTGTAGTGTAGCGTTATCGCTTTCGTACCACTTCTTGCGCATCTTTACTTTCATATCTGAACGGTTTTTATGTAATGCGCTTTTTATATCGTCTAATTCTTCTAATTTATGATTATAGAAAGTAGCCTTAGAAAAAGGTACATAAGCAAATATATCCCCAATGAATAAAAGGTTGTGTTCTTCTATTGCATCTAAGGACATTTGTTTTATTTCTTCTGTGTTGTACATAATAGTATAACGTAATTAGTTTACTTTTTTAAAAGACTAATTTATATATGCTGCCCCATATAAGTATTGTTATGCCAAATACTACTAACCATACTATTGCTTTTGTGTAGTTTCTTTTCATAATTACTCTTTTTTATTTGCTTTCATTTCTTGGTATGCCTTTGACTTTATTGCTCTTGCGTGTCCGTACCATTCTATAAGTGTTTTTAGTTCGTGTCTTACATCGTCAGGTAGCATATATGTTTTAAATATAGTATCTAACTTATATAAGTATTTTTCTATTCTGTTTGTTTCGTACTCGTATAATTCTTCTGCTGTTCTTTTCATATCTTATATTTTATGCCCTACTAACAAACACTAAACATCCCCATATTTATTAACTTGCTTTCAGGCATACTTTTTTTTATTCCCAGTATTCATTTACTAAATCCTCAGACCAAAGTGCTTTACTTAAATCTTTTATAGCTTCCATATAGTCATCAAATTTAATGTCATCTGCACCTAAGTCTATGCTATATGTTTTCTCGTAATGTTTAAT